ATCGACGTGCGCGACACGCCCGTGCGGTTTTCGCGCATACCCTGCACGTATTCCAGCATGGGCATGGATGCGCCAGCGGCAAACGGCACAACGTCAGGCGTCACGCCGTTGACGTCGCGGGTGCGGATGATGCCGCCCGGCCGCGAGTCGAGCAGGTCGTCGATGTTGGCAAGTGGCGACCAGTTGGCGTCCGTCAGTACCTTGGTGCGCGGGTTGTTGGTCAGGTAAAGGTTGTTGAGCGTTTGGCGCAACAGCTCAGTGTGCAGCTTTTGCAGGTCGCTCACCACCTCGGCCAAGCTCATGCCTGCCCACTGGTGATTGTTCAGCACGGGCGAAGCCGTGGCGATTGGCACGTGGCTGACTTCTTCGACCTTGAGGATTTTGTCCTGCAAGCGGTACACGCAAAGCCGTTCGGCAATGCCATCGCCGTCACGGTCAACAAGCACGAACTCCAAGCGCAAATAGCCGTCCTGCTGGCTCTTGTCGATACCTTCAACCTCATCGTCGAATGAGTCGGTCTCAAGCTCGCGCTGCATCAGGTTGCGGTCACTGGCCTCCAAGTCCTCGGGGTCAACCTTGAAGCCCATCAGCTTGAGGTCAGAGGCCGTGACCTCCATGACCCGGCAAACGTAGGGGCAATCCTGCAACAGCGGGGAATTCCATTCGGGGTCAATCAGCAAGTCGTTGGGGTCGAAAGCCTCCACCTTGACGATGCTGCGCTTTTCGATGCGCTTGAGCCGGCCTGAGTGGATCTGCACCACTGCGCCGGTGTTGGGGTCAATGACCTGCTCTGAGCGCACCTCTTGAATCTCTGCGCCTTCCTCCTGCATGACCATCGCCAGCATCTCATCTGTGGCGTTTTGGAATGGGAGGGAAATGACGTCCTCTTTTTGCTCTTTGCGCCACATGACTGCGCCGTTGCCGGTCATCAGTGCATCTTTGAGCGCCGTGTAAAGAATCAGGAAGCCGTTGTTCTGCTTGTAAAAGACGTGGTTGCAGGCGTCGGTGGCCTGCTCTGCGCCTTGCACATCGTTGGCCCGTGCTGGCTCAAAGCTCACCGCCTTGTCGGTGCTGGTGAATATCTTGAGCAGGCTGGGCAGCACCCATTCCACCGTGTCGGAAACGTCAGAGGCCACGATCTGCGACCAATCCTCCTGCTCGTTGCCGTAGGGTTGCTTGTAATACTCGCGCCGTGAGGCTTCCCGAGCCGTGGAAAGCTCGCCCCAGACGTACTTGCCCGCGGCCTCTTCCTTGTCTTGAAGGAGCTTGAGCAGGTCAACGTCGTCCAGCTTCATTCTGCGGCCACCTTGCGCTTTGTGATCTTGGCTTCGCTGTCGCCCTTGAGCAGGGGATGCAGCAATTCAGCCAGCTTGTCAGCGGCGTCTCGGCGTCCGGCACATGCCATGCGGATGAGGTCTTGCAATTCTTGCTGGGTCATGGTGTTAGCTCCTGCCGTGATTGTGTGCTGTGGTAAAGCGCTAGGCAACAAAGCCCTTTGAACGGTATTTAATGGGGGCAACTGAGCCGTTGCTGTTGCTCATGCTATCGGCCACTAGGCAAGTGTACCGCCATGCGTCAGCGCCGTGGCTGTTGGCATCGTGCAAAGGTGCGCCAGCCTCGCCGGTCTTGTTGCTGATGTTGCGCCGGTAGCGTTTGAGGCACTCAATCAGCCCTGCCGCTTTGGTCTTGTCAAAGTAGCAGCGGCCAAACACCAGGCGGGTGGCCCTGATGCCCTCTTCGATGTGCATGTTGGGCACCTTCTCAACCGTGCAGCCGAGCGCCTCCATGATCTCCTGCGCGCTTTTGCCGGTCTTGAAGTCCTTGGAGAATCCATCGTGAGGCAGGTAGAACACGCCCCAGTTGAGCGGCATGGCTTTCAGCTGGGCCACGTAGTCGGCAAGGGTGCGGTGGCTGTCCTCGATGTAGCCGACGATGCGAAGCTCTGAGCCTGCACGCTGCGCCAGCACGATGGAGGTCTTGTCATTCCAGCCCAAATCAAACACCGCATGAGTCTTGAGCAGCGGGTCTGCTGGCACTTCGCGGATGCGCCCTTCGCTCTCGGCCTTGCTGATTTCGTCGAAGTAGATTGCGCCCTCGACCGCGGGCTTGCACTTGCCTTCCCAAATCCAGTTATACACCTCGGGCTTGAGCGTGGATTGAGCGTGCCGCCGTTCAGCGTCCAGCGTTGAGGGAAACCAAGGGTTATCGCTCCAGTTCATTTCCACCAGCTTGCAATCAGGCGGGGTGTTGGTCACGAACCGGTCATGCGTTGGGTCGCTCTCAAGCTCTGGGTTGTAGGTGATCCATATCTCAGAGCCTTCTTTACGAATTGTTGGAATCAGCACCGACCATGAACGATCGCTGATAGTCTGCGCCTCCTCGCACCAAACCACGTCAACGCCCTCGAACGACTTGATACTGTCCACCGTGAGGTCAGACAGGCCGGCAAAGAAGAACTCGGAGCCGTTCTTGCCGCGTATCGTCGTTTGCAGCACCTCGTAGAAGCCGCCAAGCTCAAGCCTGGCTATCTGGTCCTTGAGCAGCTGATGCACCGATTGTTGAATTGACTTCTGAATCTCACGGGCGCACAAGAACCGGGTGGGCTTGCTTGCACCGATCAAGAGCATGGCAATGGCCACACCCCAAGACTTGCCCGAGCCGCGCCCGCCTTTGATGACCTTGTAACGCGCTGGTTCAAAAAGAACGTCCAGCTTCTGCGCCAGCTCAACTTCCACTGGGTTTTTTGAATGAAATGGTGAAGCTATGGGCGATTGGGCTGTCTGGGTCGCCAATCACCTGCATTGGCAGCACCTTGCCAACAAGCCCCAGGAACGCCGAAGCCGTGCGCGGGTCCTGTGCCCTTTCCAACAGGTATTGAGAGCCTCCAGCGTCCGATAAAGCCGTCAGAATCATATCTTTGATGGCTGCCGTATTTCTGTGTACGGCCCCTTTGGGCTTTCCAGGATTGCCCTTGCCGAATTTTGTCGATTTTAACGGGGCATCTGACATGGTTTCGAGTCCTCGCGGGTGTTCGGGCCTACTTGAGGCCGGTGGGATGAAATACGCTTGATGCACCTTGCCAGCATGGGCTTGAGATGATCTTGCGCTTGTTGGGTGGATCATACCGATGATTGCCCTCGGCGTCAATCGTGCGCCTTACCTGCCCGGTGAACACCAGATTGTAAACAGCCGACTTCACTTTGCCGGGTTGCATCTTTGTATGTTCAATTATGTCCTGCATGTAATTTGCGCCGGATTCGATTGCATTCAATACATGCCGCATTGTTGAATCCTTATCCATTGGAAAGGGTTTCCCCTTTCTTAATGTCATTTGCAATCATCCCCATTCATTTGAATTTCGGCCATTGCGCGTTTGAGGTAGATGGCCTGATCGAGTGCTTCCTCGTAGGCATGGTTCAGCCATGCAATGAGGGGCAGGCTGTTATCTGCCACCGTGGTCTTGTATTTATTCAATCCGAGTGCCTGCCTGCGTGCAATGTCATGGCAAACCATCAATTCAATTCCAGTTGGTAATTGCATTTAATTCATTCCTTTGAATGGGTTGATGTTGCCACGGTTCCAGCTCCTGACGCGCACCGTGGCCAGCACGCTCAACCGGGCCAAGGATGGAGACAAGCCCGGAGCTGGTTGAGTGAGATTGTAGCCAAAAAACCCTCCGGTAACTATGCCTCTTTTTTAAGCAGCAAACCATTACTTTTTTGCGTGGTCACCTCTGGTTACCCAACTATAGTTGTTGGGTAACTCCGGTAACTCAGTTACCCGGTTACTCGGTAACTTTTCGGTAACTTTCGGTAACTTTGCTTTGTAGGGTTATTATGCTTAAAATTTGTGCAGTCCTATAAACGCTCCGGCCATCGCTTCATGGTCGGTTGCAAGGTAGCCGCCGAATGATTCTTCGATGTATCCGGCCTTCACCAGCTCCTTTTTCGCCTTGCTCAGGTAGGTCTTACGCGCCCCATCTGATTCATGCGGCCTTGACTTGCTGAATTCATTCCACGCATCGGCAGAAATAAAAGGCGCATTTAATCGTTTATCAAACCTTCCCGCATTTAATACGGCATCTTCAAAATACTTTCGATAATTGGCCATTACTTTTGATTCGGTTGATTTGCTTTTGATTTCTGAAGCATCGGCTTCAACCACAACCGCGCTGGTTATCTCGTCGCCATCCTCATCAATACCCACCGGCACAACGTGAAGCCCGAAATTACCGGTTAATCCATCCTCGCCTTCTTTTTGCTTTTCAATCTTCCACGTCCTTAATCCGGCTTCATCCTTTTCCAGCGATATCACCGTATCCAAACCGCCCAGCAAGGCAGAGCCGCCGCGCAATCCTTTGGCGCTGTCCTTGCCTGGGTGCGCCACCAGTGCCACGGTGCAGGCCAAAGCCCGGCAAATGGCGTCAGCGCTGGCAATGACCCGGCCCATGTCGTTGTTGTCGTTCTCCTCAAACTCACCCATGGCACGGGCCAGCGTGTCCACAAACACCACCAGCCCGTCATGATCGCCCACGGCGGATTTAATGGCCTCTACCAGCTCGGCAATGTCAGCCGGTGAACTGAAAGCAAACGGCGCATGTGCAATGACGTGCAGCGAGTCCGGCAAGTCCCGCCCGTGGTGCATCTGCCACGCCTTTAAGCGCCCGCTGAAGCCGTTTGCAGCTTCCAGCACCAGATAGACCACCGCAGCCGCTTTGGTTCGGTAGCCTTGCCACTCCATGCCCTCGGCAATGTGGACAGCCATGTCCAAAGCCATGAACGACTTACCGGCGCCCGGTGGGCCGTAGATGGCCACCACGTCACGCGCTGGCATGATCTTTTTGATCTGCCACCGAACGGGTGGCAGGTTGGTCATGTCGCTGGCCTTGGTCAGCGTGTAACGTGTCTTAGCCTTTGCCACAGGCTCCAGCAATGCGGCCAGGTCGCCGCCTGATTGCGCGTAGTCGTTGGCATCCCCCACCGTGGGAGGCAGCACCAGCCGACCGCCGCAGGCTTGCGCCGCCTTCTCGCCCTCGCGCTGCCCGGTTCCGCTTTCGTCATTGTCTGCCACAACCACCACCTCACATGCTGGCCCCACCACATCACGCAATGCTGCAGCAACCGCTGCCATGTTGTTGGCGCTGTAGGCAATAGCCACCGGCTTGCCAGTGGCCTCGAATATGCTTGCAGCAGTTGCCACGCCTTCGGCCAGGTAAACGCGCTGCGCACCTTGCAACGCGCCGCCAATAGCCCACCATGCGCCCCCGGTTTTCCCGCCCTTCAAAAACCGCTTCCCGCCATCGGCGTCGATCATTTGCAAGCTCACCAAGTCGGAGCCAATGAACATGGGAGCCATCAACCGGCCATCGCCTGCCACACGCAGGCCCGGATTCGTGATGCCCTTGCGTTGCAGGTAGGGGTGCCCATCGCTGGCCATCGGTGCCGCCTCCCATTGCTCTGCCGCATTCTCCGCCGCGCTTTCGCGCATGGCGGCCACCTCGCGCTCGCGCTGGGCCTTCATCTCACGCATACGCGCCGCGTGCTGCATCTGCTCGATGTGGGACAGCTCGCGCCCAATGTCGGCCCGCCAGGTGGACTCCAAGCCCTGCCGCCAGTCACCGAACGCACCCGCCGCGATTTTGCCATCGTAGGCCACGTACCAGCCGCTATCGTCTTTGCGCTTGCCCGTGGTGGAAAACCGCCGCAGCTTGCCATCAAAAATCAGCTCATCCGGTGGCGTCAACCCGGCTTCAGCCATCGCAACGCGCAGTTGATGCTCTGGTGGCAGCAATGGCGCTGGCGCTGGAATGTCGGCCAGGCTGAAGCCGTTGGGGAAAATGTCGGATAGGATGCGGGCCACGGGTCAGCCTTTCAGGTAGGTTTCCAATACGCGAAGGGTGGCATTGTGCGGCTTGGCCTTGCCTTGCATCAAGCGGTATAGCGTGTGGGCATTCAAACCGGTGGCATTGGCCACGGCTTGCAGGTTGCGATCTCGCATGGCTTGCCTGATCTGGTCCAGTGTCATTCGGGTTTCTCCTTAGAAAAAAGTTAAAAAAATTTGCAAAGTGGGCGAATTGTAGTGCATAATTGAGCCATGCCACGAACTGAAGTCCAGACGGTGGCGAAACAGACCGGAGTAACCGACATGACCATTCAGCAAGCACTTAGCGCCGCAGTAGTTGAAAAGGCTGGCGTGTTTTTTGACTACATCGGCCGAGGCTTCTCGGTGCCCGATGCTTTCGACAAAACAATGGGCGATGGCGCTTACGCCCGCTTGGTTTCCGACCTCTACGACGAATTCAACGCAGCCTAACCCCCGGCCCTTCGGGGCCATCATCAACACTGAACAGGAGTAAACATGACACAGCACACGCCGGGGCCGTGGGAATGGGTAGAAAATGCACCAGGCCAATATGGTAGTGGTAAGTGGTTAGGATCTAATTCAGGAATGGTTTTTGATTACGCAGGTTGCGGATCACACGAATGCGACGTTAGCGAAGCCAACGCACGCCTGATCGCCGCCGCACCTGAGTTGGTGGAAGCACTGTATGCAATCCTTATCTCAAGCTTTCACGACGTTGAAAACATAAGCCCGCACATGCAACAAGCAGCTAACAAAGCATGCGCAGCAATCGCAAAAGCAACAGGCAAAACATGACCCCACCCACCCACTGGCCCTTCCCCACCTGGAACGGCATCAAGATCACCCCGCCACCGACTAAGCCGGTGGCCCCATTCAACCCGGCGCATTTGCCAGATGCGCTGTTTTAAGGAGTAACCAAAATGGCAATCAACATCCGATCAACCAAAGGGCTACACGCCCACGGCGTAAAGTGCCTCGTTTACGGGCACGCGGGCGCAGGCAAAACCAGCCTGATACCCACCCTACCCGCGCCCATCGTCCTATCAGCCGAAGGCGGCCTTCTGAGCATCGCAGATGCCGAAGTGCCCTTTATTGAGATTGGCAGCATGGCCGACTTGATGGAGGCTTACCAGTGGATTACCGACAGCGCGGACGCGAAGGGCTTTCAGTCGGTTGCGCTGGACTCCATCAGCGAAATCGCCGAAGTGGTTTTGGCCGAAGAACTCAAGCGCAACAAAGATGGCCGCGCCGCCTACGGTGAATTGAACACCAAGATGGCCGAGCTGATCCGCGCCTTCCGTGACCTGCCAGGCAAGCACGTCTATTTCACAGCCAAGTGTGAGAAGGCCCAAGACGAAACCGGCAAGATGCTTTACGCGCCATCCATGCCGGGTAAAAGCCTGACCATGCAGCTGCCTTACTTCTTCGACCTTTGCATGGCCCTGCGCGTAGAAAAGGACGCCGAAGGCGCAACGCACCGCATGCTGATGACCGACAGCGACGGCACATGGCAAGCGAAGAACCGCGCAGCGGGCAAGCTCGAAATGTGGGAAGCGCCCGATCTGGGAGCCATCATCAACAAGATCGGGGGTGCAGCATGAGCAAGCACACACCGGGGCCGTGGAAATACATGCCAGACGACGGAGGAGGACCCGTTGGTTGTGTCATTGGTAAAACAGGTTGGGTCTGCGACTACCTAAATGACCCCAAACCAGCAGACGCCCGCCTGATTGCCGCCGCGCCTGATCTGCTGAAGGCTTTGATTCTTGCCGCATCTCATGTGCACACTTTAACAACGCCGCGAGCCAAAGCTGATTACTCTTTGATCCGCGCCGCAATCGCCAAAGCAACCAAGGGAGCATAAGCCAATGACAATAGCAGTAAGCCCCTTAACCGGTCGCATCTTTCAGGGTCGCCTTAACAAAGCCAAAGACGCCTTTATAGGCGAGAAGGCAGACATCACATCCGACGTGCTGCGAGCGGTCATCGAAAAGGCCGAGTTCCACGGCGGCTCATTTGACATTGAGGGCGGCGGTAAGCGGTTCGTGGTAACAGTTGAAGAGGTGCCCGTATGAACTCTATATTTGTCTTTTTATATGCGGCTCTTTCCACTGTATCATTTTATCGCCACGTTCGCGGAGGTTCCAGTAGGAGAACTTTCGCACATCACTAACGCTGGCAATTATGGGCTGATAGCGTACCTTATAGATCAAGGGTTTTCACGATGACAAATACACAACGAGCTGCGGTGCAGCAGACACACACACATGACGACGCCGTGTTGTCGTTTGACCCTTTTGAGGGAGACTTCGGCGATCAGGGTGATGTCGTATTTTTAAACCGCATGGTCGTTGCGCGCAAGCCTGGGCCGTGCAGCCATTGCGGGAGCGAAATTCAGAAGGGTGAGCGGGTCCGTAGACAGACCAGCAAGTTTGACGGCGCACTGATGACGCACCGCTGGTGCCACCAATGTTGCTGCGCAATGGCTACATACGACTCTGATTTGGAAGAAGGCGACCTGCCAGAGTACGAGCGCCGCGCAACCATCGCCAAAGCAACAGGAGAAACACAATGAACCTCGAAATCCAAATGCTCGCCAGTGATTGGCTTTTGGCCAAGCACGCCGAAGCCGAAGCCGTGGACAAGCGACGCGCCATCGAGGACAAGCTCACCGCCGCAATTGGCTTGGACGAAACCAAAGAGGGGACGCACAACGAGAAAACACTCAGCTACACTATCAAGATCACGAACCGCTTAACGCGAAAG